GAGTGCCTTTGTGCTCATGCCACAAAACCCGCGCTTAGGCTTTCGAAGGAAGGGCAATGCCCGATCGAACGGAACACCAAACCCAATACCTGCATAATCCTCCTTAGGGGGGACGAGACAGGTTTGAAGGGCAGGGTGGGCCTGATCGAACAGTACCTCTTCAGCCAAATCCCCGGCTGAGGGGATCCCTTTCGTTCGCGCAAACCACTTAAGGTCGTTATACATCAAAAACACTGATTGTGCTTTAAGCTTCTTCCAAAAGAAGGGCCTGATGTTCTCGTCCAGAAAGTAGTCCTCTCCACAGCTTTCATAGAAAGCTGATTGTGAGAAGGTTTTTTCTTCGTTCACAAGAAACCCACAGAACGTCGCGAGGTCTCGGAAGTCCTCGTAAAATTCTGTCTCTAGAATGACATCGTCACCGAACGTCGTGGTTAACGCACGGCTACTTCCGCACGCTCTTGCGAGCGCGTAGAATATGATGCTTTCTAACTCGAAGGTAGCTCCGTTCCCCATAGAGGAGAATTTGCTCGACACATGCCATTTCCCGTCAATCAAAAACTGATGGGAGCGGATAGTGTCGAGAAGTAGCCACCATTTTTCGGGAAGCAGAAAGGCGACTACCGATCTTGCGATCGTGTCGCTAGCGCTTGAGAAATCCACCGTCGACAATCGGTGCGAGTGGGCAACGCTACAAAGATAGCGATTCCAGTCCGCACCCTCATCTAAGGAGAACCAAGGTTTAGAACACTTACGAATAGCCGCGCCAACACCTAATTGAGCCAGAATGTTTCCATCAGGCTCTGTGGCAATAACGCGGTCCGTCTTAGCGTCTTTAGGAACGAAGCCGACTACATTACCCTTACGTAACTCGACCTCGGTGATCTGTGAAAACCACCGGGGGCCAAGTATGTCGGGAAGGTAAAGCAGCAGCTCAGGTGTACATGCCATCTTGTGGCTGTACTTATTAGGTAAGTGAATTTTATGGTCACCCCCTACTAAGTATGTCGCACCTGGGCCGAAGCGCATATCAGCATAGTCAAAGCTTTTGGACGGGTCCAAACCTAGAATCCTCTCGATTAAAGTCCGTGCCTTAAAAAGCAACGCGACCATCTTGGGGTTGGTTCGGTTGAGGGTCGCGAGACCCTCCCCGTACATCAGCTCGTCAAAACGCTGATTGGTTTCGGCACATCTTCTCTCGGAGTCCCAAAACTTCGAGACGGCCGCCTTACGACGGTCGATCCCGGTGTCCAGGAAATCAGCCTTTCTAAGTACACTAATCGCTTGATAATCGAGCGACGCGCGTACAGGGTCATTATACCAGGTTGGCGTAAAAGAGAAGTTAACCAGCGACGCGAAGTCGCGGGCGCAGCTTCTCAGATACAGCCCGAGTGACACGGGAGTATCAATCGTTTCCCAGAGACCTTGAGCAAGTTTGATGGCTTGCTCAGACGTGACTGTCTTGTCACGAACGCGTAAATGAAATGACACGTCAACTCCTAATAAGACTGCTTTAAAGCAGCCCGGGTGCTACTAATCTCAAGACGCCGAAGAGCGCCAAGAAGACAAGGCCGACTGCAAGCAGTACGGCAAGTTCACGGAAGCCCATTAGTACAATGGGTCAAGGCTTTCTGGGCCAGCCTTCAGGGTCGTATGATCCTGAGAGTTGGCGACGAGAGCGCGCAGGTGCTTACGCTCCTGCTCGTTCATCATCACAGGCAGCCGGTACTTCACGTGACCCTCAGCCACGCCAACGACCGAATCTACTCCCGCCACCGTGCGAACGATGGGGTAGCGGATCAAGTCGCCTACGGCGTATTGGCTGCGGACACCCTTTTCAGGAGAACCGAACGTGCGTTCCAGCGAAGGCTGTTGCTCGCGAGTGGGAAGGCGGCGGTCAACAAAGACCGCACGCTGCGACGACAAAGTCTCCGGGCCGTAAGTTACGGCCACGGGGGTCGAGGAACCATCATTCAAACTAATTGCACCAGTGACCTGAGGCATTATACTCTCCAGACTGTTATTTAAACAGCATTGTGCGCGCAAGCGCGATGATGTCAAGCGTTTGCTTGACTGTAGGGTGCTCAGAGTACGTCGGAGGTGTTACCAGGTAAATAATCCCAGGATGGCGTTCATACTGTTTCACACT